GTTTAAGTCAGAATCATTCTTGAATGAATCACCAGAGATGTCCATGTACTGACCATAGAATCCACCTGTTGGTGATATCTGATAAGCACCGTCTTCATTGGTATCTGCGAATGATTTGGGTTTCTTCTTCTCTTCAGATTTCTTTTGTTTAAATAAGAAACCAAATAATTTATTTTCTTCTGCCATAATTTTCCATGAGTAATACTCTTTTATAATACCTATCTTTATTTATAGCTATTATAAAAGAGTACCCTTTCGGATACTCTTTTGTTTATCGATTATTAAGTCGTTGTACCAGACTCCCAATACTGTACTTGTAGTTCGACAGTGAACTCTTCAATCGTGTTCTCAGTATCGTAAGATACTTCGATTGCGCCTAGGTTAGTAGGGAAACAACCACGAATGTTGTAGTTCTTTAGTTCTGTGCCGTCTTTATCAAGTTGTGCGATAATCATATCCGACATGTAGTCAGCTGGATTAGTCATACCAGTATTAGCATTGTGCTGATTAATACCATTCATCCATTCTTCGAATGAATTTCTGATATCAAAACCAGTGTCATTGATAACTGTAATAGTCCAAGGTTCAAATGTTCTATCACCAGCGATCTGTAATTGTCTACCACGGAATGGTACCATGATTGGATTAATTACAGAACTTGGTAATTGAGCAGCCTTAACCATAAACGATGCTAGTTCAACGTCAGCAGTAACGAATGCAGGGAAACCTAAAGTTGCCTTGAATAAATTACTTCTGGCGCCACCACCGATTAGTTTTGCTTTAAAATCATCTACTCCTAAAATCATGATGCACCTCCAGCGATTTCACTAAATTCAACACCAGTTCGAGTGGCAATGAAGTTTAATGTGATGAAGTTAATAGAACGTGCCGGCTTAATATATAAATCAGCAACAAATCGATTAGTATCGATAATATCACCAGTATTATTAGTCTCATCACAAACTACTTTAAAGTCTGTAATACCACGTCTGCCCTTGACATCACGTAAGAACGGCTCAACCATATTTCTGAACTGTGCTCTCGTGAACTCATCGTTAAATTCAAATAGCTGGAACTTACTAGCTACTGAAATTGCTTTCTCCAAAGTAATAAACAATCTACGTACATTGATTCGATCAAATGCAGAAGGTTTACTTTGCATAGTCTTGTCACCATATAAGATAGTTCCTTGACCTGCGAAAGATACAATTGGATTAACACCGAGTTTATACAATGAATCTCTATCAATCTGCGTTGGATTAAATGCAAGGCGAGTACAGTTATATACAGCACCTCTACTAAATCCAGCTGGAGACCACCATGGATCTGCAACATTATCAGCATTAGCAGCTAAACCAGCCATAGAGCCTGAAGCTAAAATCCAACGATACTTATCATTATACTTATCGTATACATACAAAGCACCAGAATCAGCAAATGCATAAGAAGTACCGGTTACAGTACTTCTCCAAGCAGCTACTTTAACAGCTGGAGATTGCTCGCCAACAGTTGCTGCGATTGGAGGAGAAACAAATGCAACGCAATCTTTGCGTTGATCTGCAATCTGAGCAATGTACTGATCTATACCAGCAGCATCACTTGATTGAATCAACAATGAAATCTCTACAGTTTCTACATCTTTGAATAAATCATATCCAAGCATGATATCACCGGTATCGATGTTTTCATTGTTAGCCTCACCACCAGCTAATATCGCTTCAAATGCTACTGCAACACCAGCAAATGTTACTCCAAGAGCGAGTTGACCTGAATCAGGTAAGTTAGATGTATTTCCAAGACGAATCCACTTCGAAGATTGGTTCACCCTAGCTGTCCAAAAGTTCGATGTACCATCAGTTGACTTAGCATCTTTAGCTTGAGAAACATACTCAAATGTTTCTAAAACTGTATTTGCTACACCAGTAATTGATCCATCTCTATCATATACTACAACATGAAGTTCATCATCAGTACCACCAACACCAGCTGCATACTCAGAAGTACTTGGTGCTGAATTGAAACTATCTGCAAAATCCCAAGCTGCAAAGCTCAATCTTGTTGCTACTGATACTCCTAATCCATTACCGATTTTACCAGCGAATCTTGCGATTGCCCAGTTAGAATCTGATAATGTCACTGATGTATCAAAGTGATCAGTGTTCTTTGCTAAAACTCCAGTACCAGATGCTGCTGCATTTACTGCTGGATTTGTGTTAGTCTGTGCCGCAACTGCTGCTGTGTATACTGCGTATACATTTGGATCTTCCACGGTACCGCTACCGCTTACTACTTGAGCTTCACAAGTTGACTCATCAGTCCAGTCTGTACCTTCAACACCCATTGAACATGAATGTGGTACAGCAGGAAGATCTACACCATCTGCTAATGTTCTAACTACTTTTAATGTGTTACCATAACTAAGGAATTGAGTCGCATTCAAAAAACACTGGAATGTGTTTCTTGATGGCTGCCCAAACGTTTCAACTAATTGCTGTTCTGATCCGACCGTGACAATCTCATCTGCGGGGCCCCACTGGAAAGTTCCAGCGATTGCGCCAATAGACGATGAAGTGGCGGGAATAACGTTAGTTAAATCGGTTTCTTTTACCTGTACACCAGGTGATACTAAAAAAGCCATATTTTACCCCTATATCAATTGTTTGTAAGAAAAATCATAATACGTTTATTTTCAATACTATTATTTATAAGTATCACCCTTTCCACACTTCCCATTGAGGAATATCAACTAAATCATCACCCATATTATCATTAATTATACCAAATGGTAATAGATCATCTTCAATTTGTTTAACCTTTTCTGCGTATAACATACTCTTCATATCAATATCTGATATCTCCTTGAAGAATTGGGTTGTTGAAAACCATCCAAACATAACTAAGTTCATCATTAAGTCATCATGATTACCAGTTGAAGCTTCATACGATTTACCTCGCGCAATAAAGGTTGACATCTCTATAATTGTATTTTCATCAACAATATCAAGCTTATTTTGTTCTACGATATCCTTAATGTTCGAGCAACCAATTCTCTTAATCTTCTTAGTCATTNGTAACACCAATAGCATTAGCCTTAATCATTGACTCCACATAGACATTCTCATATTCTAAATCGTAGTATAATCCATTACATACTATTTGACCCGCATCATTACTTTCAACTACAACATATGCTTTATTATATGCATCAGCGTATTTATAAATCAAATCAGGGAACAATAATGGACTCATCATATTATCTCTAAATACTGCTACTTGTTGTAAGGGTTTAGTAGATGCATCGATAATGGTAAAGGTTGAATAATCTTGACCCCTTCCTCGAGAGACGTCCACAAGCACTACATAATCATGATCATCAATAGGATTTTCGTATATACTAACATTATGCATATAGCCAATTGGCTCCTTCGCCCTCAATCCTAATAATGTATCAGCAGATATAAGAGTATTACCAGTACCATGAAATGTATTACCAAACTCTTGTTGGAATTGTAACTCACTTGTATTAGCAACTGTCTGAGCTTTCCACTTATCATCTCTTCCTGGAACATCCCACCAATCAACTCTAAATGATTTAAACTCATTAGTCTTTTGTTGGGCGCCTTCCCATAACTTATGAAATACATTACCAACACCATTAGCAGTAGATGTAATAATAACCTTAGTTGTTTCACCAGATGATACTACTGGGTATGTAGATGTATAGAATTCAGCAGCATTTTCAACGAATGCAAACTCATCAAGATACAATAAGTTAATAGACATACCACGAATAGATGAACCAGATGTTGCAGCAGCAATAATCCTTGAGTTGTTTGAGAACTCAATCGAACCTTTGTTTAATGCCTTACAACCAGGCTGGAGAAAGAACGGAAGGTTCTCTAACATAAGAGTAATACGGGCTAACATCTCACGAGCTGTAGAACCTTTATTAGCTAAAACAGCTACTGTCTTTTCTGTTTGGAATATAGAATACCAAAGAAGGTATGCACATGTTGATATTGACTTACCAGATTGACGACATGCTAATATGATATTAAATCTATTATCATCAAAGTTATTCAACATTGTCTCTTGATATGGATACAAATTAAAGTTGACTAATCCTTTATCTAAGAGTATAATCTTAATATACGTACGACAAAAGTATCCAATATCATCCATACACTTCTTGTATTCAATGATATCTTCTTTTGTCCAATCTTGAGTAACACCATCTCTTTTAACGCTAGCGTTACCTAAATAGCTATCAGGTCTCTTCATCACCATGTTCAATCACTTGTTCATCTTGTAGCATTCTTTGTAGGTCTGTTGTAGATCCAATAAACACATTATTATTAGTCACTGTTCCAGGCAATGCTTTCTTATCATCATCCATTAAGGTTACTTCTTTCTTTGATTTCTGCAGCTTCATAATCTTTTCACCGATCTCTGCATTTTGTTTGATTAATTGTCCTAGTACTTCGAAGGCTCTAGGATGTTCACTCTCACGTGCAAGCTCCATCATCAACTCAATAGCTTCATCTCCTTGAGAAGCTAAATCGTATAGATTTCGTCTTATGTTTTTATAATCATCATCTAAGTCACTCATGTAGTAGTCTACCTATTCATTAAAAAAGTCTATCGTCTCCGTATACGGTGTAGTAGTTCCATCCACTATTTGTATCTCTATAGGGTTATTGTTATTCTGATTTATATATGTAACCTCAGTTTTATCAATGATACCTCTATCTTGAATACCTCTGTAGTACTTAATTCTTGTTTCAAATGTTAATGTATACACAATAGTTCTTCTACTTAAGAAATCTCCTTCATACTCATCATTTAAGCCAACAGAAGTTAACACAATTGGAATATCTGATTTAATATCGATATCAGGAATGTCTGTAATTGATATGGTATAGTCTGGTTGGAATATAGGGAGTATCTGTTCTAGAATTTGTAAAGCATCATCTTGGGATTTTGTCATGATATTTAATTCAAAGCCTACTTTATATACAGCAGGAGTTCCTAAAGACTTTCTATTTGTCGGATCGTTTGGATCTACTTTAGCATATTTCTTATTCTTATTAAGTCTTGAAGCACCATCATAATTCATGTCAGTTATTTCAAATGACATGCGTGGTAATTTAAGAGCTATCTTAGTATCATTTAAATCAGCTGCACGAGCTAAGAACTTCTGGCGAGGACCATAAGCTAAAGGTACTTTAATTCTTGCAAGTTCTTTACCTGCAGCATCTACCTTTAATACTTCTAAATTATTGAACAACGATCCAAATACGGATACCATTCTTCTTGTTGATTCATTATACCAGTGATCTCCAAACATTATGGTTCTCCGAATGGGTTAGTTTCGCTAAAGTCGATTATATTATCAGCCTCAGCTTCAAAGAAGTCGTTAGCTGCATACGGATCTCTATTATAATTGGTACTGTCAATAAGTGTAGTACTCATTACAGCATAGCTAACTCCTGACTCAGTACCCGTAACCATATTAGATGGATCAACATAGAACTTCTGGAACTTGCCTTCAGTAGTAACATGAGCCACAACTGTTAGCGTACCTTCAGTAGAACCACCAGATGCCCATGCAGCTACTTCACCTTCAATATTAATCGCATTACCAGCTTCGTCATTCTCACCACTCCATTGAACAATAGTCTCACCAATAGTGTAGTTTCCTGAACCACTGTTAAGAGAATACGTATATGATGTTGCCAACAGTGTTTCAATCCGATCAATTGCAGCAATACCGGTATCCATTGCTTCATCACCGTACTCAAACAATTCAGCTTGTAGCTTATAGATTGGAAGATTGTTTAATTGATAGAATGGTTGTTCATGTTCAACAAACTTAATTTCAAATAGACTATTACTCAAAGGTAGGAATAATAAGTCTCCTTCCATAGGTCTAACGGTATTAGTCCATTTACTTACTTGTTTATCCCACCGACGTTTAGCCACAATGAATGTAGCTTGGTCTCTAATTTCTAATCCGAACTTAGCTAGTAAGTCTCCATCACCTTCAAATCCTTCTTGGTTCTCAATATACATTTCAATAATGTATGAGTCTTCGAATTTTGAATATGATTCATTTAGTATTTCATCTCTGGATATTTCAGCACGAGGAATATAGACAATATCTTGTCCATATATTTGCAAAGACTCAATAATTAAGTCTTCGTATAAATCCTGTTCCGATTTAACCTGATTGGAAAAATATACATTTCTCATGGTTTATCCCATTGCGAAGTCAACTGGTAATTCCCAAGCTAACTGCATTTCTTCTTCTAATTTAATAACATCTTCATTTGCTTGATTAAATATTTCTAAGCCATTCATAGTAACTCCACCAGGTAACATCATACCTTCGAACTTACTCATATTCTGACCCCACTGTTTCTTAACCAATGCTGTTACATATCTCTTTAAAAACATATCGTTATAGATGTCTGTATATGTTTGTGGATCGACAATCTTCCATGCTTCAATAATAATGTAGTCTCCTTCTGTCCAAGCTTCGGATGCTGCAACACAAGCAACTTCAGTTGCATAGGCTGGATCAGAACAACCTGTACCAGATAATCCATCAAAGCCGTCATCAATATAAAGTCTATTCATATGTCGATTGAATCTTAATAACTCTTTTCCGTTTAATCTGTGATCAATAAGAGCTAAATGACTCTTCCTTGCATCATACAATTGCAAACTAGATGAAGCACCCCAAGTCCACATATCAGATACTCTCATTTGGTATTCAACGTTATGTTCAACATTACTTGCTGATGATCCAAAATCAAGAACAGATAGAACTGATGTAATATCATCAGGTATTGCAATATACGAATTATCTATATCAGCTTGAGTTAGTTGATGTTTAAGGTAAGTTCGAACGATAGCGTCTGAATGAAACTCTTGGTAATACTGCAAAGCATCATCAACCCTATCATCCAGTTGGTCATCATCTATATTGATTTCAATTACAGGTGCGCCTAACGCTCTAAGCGCATGTTCCTTTAATTCCTTTCTGGTTGTTACTTTTGCCATAATTGTTCCTCTGTATAGACTTATTTATAATAATTAATAACCCATCCCTGTTCTTTGGTATATAATGTCATTGAGCCTTTCTTTATCTTCATCAGACATCAAATTCTCAGCTTCTAACTGTTTAGCTTGTAGTGTCTTAATTAACTCAGGCATACCTTCAATTGTTTTTAATATATAGGTTCCTGATAGAATAACTATCAGAGTGGAAATATTCTGAGTATTGAATTGGCTATTAAGTCTTAATGAGTCAAGATCAGTTGCTACAGACCACAATACACTGATTAGATCAAAAGCTCTAGCAATACCATGGCCAACCCATTTAAGAACGTATACAAACATATCCCACATAGCTTCTGCCGCTACTGCAGATCTAAGGTATACATGATGATACACGTCAATGAATTCTGAAAACACTTCTAAAAAGCCTTTCTTCATATTTCTTAAATCAAATAACATTTGCTCGAGCTGCAACTTGAATTCATACAAGGTGATGTCATTCTCCCAAACATCAATAATTGATNTCATAGTTCCTTCTAGTATCTCGTCCCATGGTACATTAGATACAATTTTATGAATTTGATGCATAACCATATAATAAGCATCTGCAGCAAATTCAGAGGTTCCACTCCAAGCTTCACGAGGTGTAATTCCCCATAAAGGTCCAGTAGCATCTGGATTATCAATGAAGTTAACTCGAGCAGCCTCACTTAAATTTTCATGCATCGCTTTGATCTTAGCCTTACATGCTGGAGTGTGTGGATCACATGATGAAGCATCCCACCAATCTTTAAACATTTGTTCATTGTCGTAGTGAAATATTACACCAGCTATTGCATCGATTGGTATAAGGGCAAGTATTGCACCACCAGCTTTACCGAGTGTTTTGAATACACCACCCGTGGCCGAAGGTATTCCTCGAACTTGTCTCACTTCAAGATACTTCATACCATCCTTGATTACTACAGCAAGATTCAACCCCTTTCCTTGTAGATTGTTAATAGCGTCAATTTGAGTAATGTCGAGTGGTATGTTAGTGTTAATTTTAATACCATCTTGAAAGAAGAATAAATTACCATCCTCTAAAACATAATCACTATTATCAAGCATTGATGATATACTGAAGTTGACAGTAGAATTCATTTTTTCTTGAATGACTTTAGCATTAGCTTTCTGAGTATTAACGAACTTTTGATTAAATGCATTAATGCTATTTTCAAGCTCATCCAATTGCTCTTTAAGTCTTGCAACTTTCTTTGCTTTCGGCCTGGTGTTGTTAAGATCATATTGTGAGTTTTTATTAGCACCTAAGAATGCAAACACCGAAAACAATTGTTTTCTTACCGATAATTGGTGTTCATATGCTAAAAACCTAGGATGTTCATCTCCAAGTTTGGCAAGCATGTTCATTCTATTAATACCCGGATTACCACCTTTGCTATATCTATCATATGGGTGACTGAATGTTCCATTCAATAGTTTGATATATAACTCATTCAATTTATCATCGATGAATACTGTATTTACTATCAAACCATCTGCTAATTTAGGTTTTTTAACACCAATTCTATGATCAGGGTCTGCAATATTATCATCAATTACGTTATGGAATTGGTCAAAGAAATCTTTAATCTCACCACCATCAGCTTGCGCGATATCGTCCATGAATGATAGATCTGAAGTTTTTGTTCCCCTATATTTGAGTACAGTAAATGCTGGAACAACTTGAGATACAGCTAGCATGTTCATAGCTCTTAAGATATACCTTGTATCTAGGAACGGCATTTGCATCGCGCCACTTCGAGGTACTGTGGCTGAACTTTTCACAGGTTGTGGTCCGAATCGAGCATCTGAGTCAATTGTAAAATCTGTTCTTTGCAATGAAACGTCTAAGTATCTAGCTTTAGATAATCGATTACGGAAGTAGTTTTCATCAGCTACAGTGTCCCAGTGTCTATCAAAGTCTGCATATACCGCTCGCATCCACTTTTGAATTTCACCTTGAACTTCTGGATGGAATTGAATTCCTTTTTTGTATAGCTCCCAAGCTCCTTTATTTCCTCCAGCTAACCCTTGTTTGCCCAAATAGTGTAAAGTAGACAAAAACATCTTCTTCCCTTTATTACCTTTTCCAGAGATTCCATCATCATCTATAATCCAAGGCATGGTTAGTGGATTCTGATTAGCCAGTATAAGTTCTTCAAACGTAGCATTACCTTCAAGTTGAGATGGTATAGTTCTGATCCAAAAGATAATTTCTATAAATGCTGGATTACCTGATCTATAGATCTTTTTAGTCAGCTCTTTATATATTTCAGCACCAGTATGTGGAAGAGCTAACAAGATAGCTTTACCAGATTCAACTATAGAATCTGGTAAGAAAAATCCCCTAGCTTTAGATAATGTTCCTTGCGCATTTCCAGTAACTCTTGGGCTTATAGAAACATCTGTATTAGGTGGTACTGTGAATCCAATGTCAGCTGATCTCTTTAGATAATCTTGATGCCCTTGGTTTGTTGCCCAATACTCAGAACCTGCTACATTACGAGCTGAATATCTTATAAGAAATCGTGCAGCATCATCTATTAGAACATACTGTTTATAATATATCTTATATTTATCTCTAAGATCCCTCTCGAATTGTATCTTACGTTTCTGTTGATCGTTATATAAATCCTTATCCAATTCTGGATCATATGTCTCTTCAATACCCAACCACACTTTAAGCTCTTGCGCGATAGTTTTTTCAAAGGACTCTTGAGGAAGAAGTGTTTTAGTAAAATATAATGGATATGGTACATTGAGTGGTTTAAGTTTAAAGGATGTTACAGCTGTATATTGTTGAAATAGATTGTAAAATCCTTTCATATATGATTGGCCAGCATATGTTACAGAGTATGATGCACTAGCAGCATTTACAAAGAACGATATAGGTATATGCTGTATTCCATTCTCGCTAATAATAGCTTTAGCAATTGAATGTGGAGCTGGTTTACCTCCAACTTTTTTATTTCTAGCACTCTCTAAAGAATCGTATAAATCGCTTAATATTGTGCCTGGATTAGCTTTTAGATGTATCTTAAATTCCTCTGTGAATTGTAAGTTAATCAATGCATGAGCTGATATACTTTGGGTAGATGCTACTGAATTTAGTACGGTCCTCCAACTAGAGTCTTTAGTAGCTAATTTCTGTAATATTCCTGGTTTTCTTCCCGATACTATCTCAACACCAGTGAGTACTTTAGAGTCATGTTGTGCTTCAATACTACTAAAGTCGAATACGCTATCGAAAAGGTTATCAATGATATCTCCATTGAGTCTATCTTTATCATATGCTTGTAGTAGTCTTTTAGTAGCTCTATCTACATCACCACTTCCAGGTTTTATCATATTAAGAGATTTAATAATTTGAACACCATCTATAATCACATTTGTATGTTTATTTAAAACATTTTCATAGATAAGTAGTTCCGTTGAATTCAAACCACCAACTGGGATCACTGCAGTACCTGCAGGAATTCTTGTTACACTAATTCCTTTAATTAATTTACCTTCATATGAATTGAGTAGGGTTGATTCAGCTTGTGTGACCATTGCAGTGGATAGTAGATTCACTGTTGAGGGTACATTCACCGTAGATCTATCTACTCCTCTATGGTTAATCATAGCATCGATTGCTGCTCTTCTATTAGGCTTATTATCTTTGTTAATTGTTCTATCGATTCGCGCCACGCCGTTTCTTAAACTTACTAATTCACCTGGCATGTTTTGTGGATTTTGTCTGATCTCGTATTTGATTGCAGTATCTTGGAGGCCTTCTACTCGTAGTACATACATATCTTGATCATAAATAACTCCCATCATATCGACTATCTCAACAATATTTGTTTGGTGCATGTTGTTGATCCACCTTTGAGTTATTTGGTTTAGTTCTGTTCTTAGGTTTGCACTTCTTTTATTATACTGAATTCCAAAACCGTTCCTAGATAATACATTACGTAATACTTCAGTTTCAGGCCTGATGTTACTACTTACCACCCCGCCTAAACCTAATTTAGCACCCCTCTGATGAATTATAATTCGAATTTCTTCTTGTAATGCCTTTCGTTGCCCTTGATCAGTTGTTACTAGTATCAATTCAATCTTTTCAATAAGGTTAGTTAAATTAGTTTTCTTAACAGCGTTGAGGTTACGTTTCCAAAACGCATCACGCTGATACTGTTCGAAGTGTGTATCTAGTGATTCAATATCTATACTGTTAATACCAGCTTTTAGTTTTTGGTTTTCTGCAGTTCCAGCAAATGGTCCATTATGTCCATATTGAGAAGCTTGATTAAGTTCCTTCCAAATCTCAGCTACCTTTTTAATGTCATCTCCCCATTTTTGTAGAAATGCTCCCCTACTCATTAAATGCTCGTTAAGGTTAGTCGAAAGATACCCAGCCTCCTCACTCCTGAACCATAATAGAATATTTGCAGCTTTTAAATCCTTAGACATTTTAAAGAATTCATCAATAGTATCTGGTCTAGTCTTAATTGACTTACCATCAACTTTATGAACACTCCCTACNGGTGTTTTTAATACAGAGGCTTTAGTTGGTACAATCTCACGTAACTTTTCAGCAAAGTCTTTCTGCAGTAGTATAAGGTCAGGCTCGTGGGTTATTAGATGTTTACTCATGGTTTATAACAGTAGAAGAATGCTTCCCCTACTTCCTTTATCATATCTGATTCTTTTGATTTCTTAAATATATTTATCGCAGATGTTTGTAAGGTGGTGCCATAATTATCTCCTGCTCCAAATTGAATCCAATTTAAAACGGACTCAAAAAGACCATCTTCTGTTGACTTACTATAATGCTCTATTATCATAAGTCCGACTAACTGATCATAGGTCCACTCACTAACAGCATTTTGATATCTCCATTCAAATACAGCATCTAAATGAAGTTCTGCAGCTCTTACTTTCACTGCTTCATCATTAGCCTTCTCTTGTGCATCAATAACTCCGTCGTAATTAACATCACCACCTTCAGTAGAAGCATATCCTTCATCAAAATTTTCCATATAACTTGGCTTACTAATCATGATTTCAGGCATCTTTAACTTATTTAAGTCACCGTTCCAATACGTCCTTAACGACTTAGATACCCTATCATTATACTTTTTAAACAGGTTTTTAAAAACCGCAAAGGTGTATCTCAGATCAGCAAGTGATATTTGTGTATACCCCCAATACAATTCGGAGTACCCATCACCGTTAACAGTGATATCTTCATCCCAGTTGCTTAAAACACCAACAGCACAATCAGCATACCAAAGAACATTCTTATTAAATGAATGATATAAAAATCTCGTTTGTGAATCCAATTCAAATTTACTCATGATATCATCATACACTAACTTAATAGCTAATTCAGTAAAGCCTTTAGTAGTTTCATACAATTCAACTTTATCAATATCAGCTGCACTAAGGCCTATTTGATCATCACTAATAGTATAAAAGGCTCGTCTACTATTAGATAATTTGAGGAGCCACATATCAACATAGGTTTT